ATCGAGGGTGAATGGAGCCATGGTGTTCCTGGTCATGGTCTTGTTCTCACTGGATTGGGTTGGTTGACTAAAGACACTATGCTGCCGGGTATTCCATTGACGCGGATTATGCCTGTTGAAAAGATTGCGGAAAGTTTTAAGGGAGATGAGATTTTGGAAGAAAAACAAATAACGGAAATTGTTGAGAAAATCGCTGCAAAAATCGTCGAAAAAAGTTCCTTTGAAGTTGAAAAGCTAAAAAATGAGTTGACTGAATCGAAGGCCAAACTGGCTGATGCTGAGGGTAAGGTGAAGGTTGCTGAGGGCTCTTATGTTGAGGCTAACGGCAAATTAGCAGCAGCGAATAAAGCTGTCGAGGATCTAAAGAAACTCATGCCTGGTCTGGATCTGCTTAAGGATCCTCCTGTTTTAATGGCGGTGTCTGAGGCGCTTGCTGATTTTCAAAGCCTGCGGTTATCTCCAATGGTTGAGAATTGTTCAGGCTTCTCTCAGCATATGGGCATGGCTATTCGCAACAAAATTTTGAAGTACGAAGCAAAGTTGAGGGCAAAATAATGGCAGAGTTGCCAGGATTAGAAGAGCTGCATACTGTCGATAATGCTGAGGCCGATGCTGTTTTCGAATATTGCAAGCATGCGATTCCACACAATGAAATGCTCGGTCGCCTTATCCGCAATATGTATGGGCGCTTGCAAGTTTTGGAAAAGGAAGTTGTAGCCCTAAAGAAGGCTATCCAGAGGGATTTTCCATGATTCATGGTCACTTAGACCGGCTGCAAAGGACGAACTTGGTAGTCGTTAAGAAGAAAATTTGTGGAGATCGATTTTAATGACTGATAATTCTGGAAAAACATGGATGGCTATTGGCGAAACAGACGATTCAAACGCAATATTAGAAACCTTCACAGCTGACGCAGCCATAACAAAAGGTGACCCTGTCTATCTCAGCGCAGATGAACAAGTTACCCCAGCTGGGGCTGCTCAAGATTGCATCGGCATCGCAATGAAAACAGTTGCGGACACAGAACCTGTTGCTGTGCTTGTTCGCGGTCGCGTCAAAGTTGCAGCAGGGGCCGCTATCACACGGGGCAAAGCAGTTTATGGCGCTGATTCTTCCCATCGAGTCCTGATGCTAACTGATGTAAGCCAGGCAGTTGATGAAGGCGGAGCAGCAAAATACACTGTCGCAGTTGCCTTTAACCAAAAACTCGGCTATGCACTGCAATCAACCACTACTGCTGGAGATCTTCTGTTCATAGAGGTCGCTAAATGAAGCCTCGACTATTCGAAGCACTAATGCAAAAAGACAACGACCAAAAGCATGCCTACGAAGAGCTTAAACGCAAATCTGAAACTAACCCATTCTTGAAACGCTACGTTGCTTTGTGCTTAAAGGAAGGTTTGTCAAGCGATTCCGCAAATGCTGTGGGACTTATGCATGATACGATGGTTGATGCCGCTTGGCCAGAGCTAATTGGCAGAAGCATAATCAATGTCTTGCCAACAACTGAGGCGCTGGAGCGTTTTCCATTAGACGGCGGCGCAATTGCATACCAGTATGCTGAGGGTGGAGCGGTTCGATTAAGCGGCAAAAAACCAACAACCGTAGACGTTAGCACCAACCTTCTTGTGGAGTCTGGCGATGAGTGGACACAGGAATTTAGTGAAGACGCAACCTGGAACGTATTGGACCGAATGGTTGGCAACGTTGGCAGGGCAGTTGGTGTTAAGGAAACCCAAAAAATCATCGCAATGTACGGAGCAATCGCAGCAGCTGACTTGGCAACAGGCGCAGATCTTGCAGGTGGAACTGCTGTTTTGAGTTGGGCTCAACTGCTCGCACTACGTTATGCGGTGCGAAAAGAGAATTGGCGCCCCAACGTTTTGGCAATCAATGAAATGCAACTGCATCAACTTTTAAACGACGACAAATTCGTAAAATCCGTATACTTACCAAGCAGCCAAACAGACATAGAGCAAGGCAGCATCGGAACCGTATTGGGCATGAAGGTGCAGGTATGCAACGAAATCACCAACGGCATAGCATACGCCATTGATACTCGGATTGCATCGGTAATGCTACTACGCAGAGACCTCACAGTTGAAGATTGGTATGATGCGAAAACAGGCAAATCTGGCATTCGTGGATCTACCCGCTTTGGCTTAAGTGTTCTACGTTCCACCGCAATTGCAAGAATGACCAACATCAAAACAACACTAACTTAGGCTATCGCTTTTCGTTGTCTATTTTTCCCCTTTTTTTGTTTTGAGGAAAATCGGTTGAGGAAGGAAGTCATGAAGAAGTTGAAAGAACGGCTAGAGCTTACAAGAGTTTTGTTAGCTGAGCTTAGCTGTGAACCTTGCCGTTTCTCGATTTTGCAGAAACGTATTTTGGCTAAGGCTGGAACTTACGCGACAGTTACTAGCCTGCTTTATTTTCTTCGTGATTCAGGGTTCATTTCTAAGTGTACCTGTGAGAATCGAGCGCCCTACACTATTTCTCCCAAGGGTCGGCTACTGCTGGAGGCTTTGTCTTGAATAGACTTGTTGCTAAAATTAGGGAATTTCTGACTTATGCGCCCTCTGGCTCAGCGTCTCCTGGTGCTTACCTGTTTTATGAGACCGCAGATCTTGAGTTAATGTCGGTTATGCAGCTCTATTACCGCGATCCAACATGCAAAAGTAGCGTGGATTTGTTGGCTGCTTCAACTGTTGGGATGGGCTTCTATACAACGGTTGATGAAAAATACGCTAAAGCTGCTGAAGCGAAGGCTTGTGTTGATGCTTTCTGTGAGAAGGTGAACTTGGATAAGTTACTCAACGATATGGCTAAGAATTTGATTGGCTGCGGCAACGATTTTTGGTTTAAACTTTCTCCATCCAAGTTGGATTCTGTTTTGAGGTTACCTATTGACGCAGTTTGGCGAGTAGAGTTTGATAGTCTCCCGGGCTTTAGAATTCCTAACAAAGTTACCGGGTATAAACTGCGAGCTCTGTATGCTTCCACATCTAGTAGGCAAGATATTTTGTTGCCAGAGGCGGTGATTCATTGGCAACTTAACCCTATGGTTCCTGCAGGGTTTGGGGTTGGGTTGCTGCAGGTCCTTTTGCATACCTTAACTGTGGGAAATGAGAAGCGTCCAGCTTATGCGGCTATGAAGGCTAAGATTGAGCGGTTATTGCCAAAGATCGTTGAGAAATATGCGGGTCCCGACGTGATTGTGGGGTTGCCTGGGGCGAAGCCGGAGACGGTCCAGAAGTTTGAAACTGCCATTAAGAATCGTCCTGAAGAGGGCGCTTGGCTGTTTCATGCTCAGAAAGACGCAACGGTGCAACCTGTTTCAATTGATCCCAGGGCAATTGGTTTTCAAGCCTACATTGAGCAAATGATTAATCAATTTTATTTAGGCTGCGAAACACCATTGCCAAGGCTTTTTACTACTTCTGGTTTTACAGAGGCCTCCGCAAACGCCGCGGTTGAACTGCAGGACATGTTAATTCGACCTATTCAACGGTATGTAAAACGGCAAGTGGAGCGAGAAATCTTCGCTGCTATTCTTTCCCAAGCTGGGTTTGATCCTGTTTTGGCTGGGGTGCGTTTGAATTGGGGGGAGCCTAAGCGAGCTGAGTTTTTAATTACCGATTTAATTGCTGCTGCAACTGCAGCGGTGCCTCTGATTCGAGCAGAGGAGTTTCGAAAGAATGCAACTAAGTCTGGTTGGGAGTTGTGGGAGCCCGATCCAACTAAGGCTTTGCCTTCTCCTGCCGGTTCAGCTAGTCCAAGTAACCAGGATAATTCTGGTGGGGGGAGGTGAGTGAGTAAATGGCGATTTTAACTAATAATGAAGAAGTGGCTGTTGTCGGTGGCATCTTAACCATTGGCATGACTGCTACCTATGTCAGCCAGATGACTGTTATTCCAGAGGGTCCCAGAATTCTGATAGCCTCGATCTTAGGGTTGATAGCTTTTATCGGTGGTTCTTTCTGGGCAATCTATGCTAAAGCTGCAGGAGACCCAACAACGATTCCTATGCCGTCTCAGAGTCAACCAGTTTCAACCGACAAAGCGGTTCAAACTTCTGCTTCTTTGGCTTCTTCAGATGCTCAAGCAGCGTCTAAATCCTAAGTTAGACGAAGATAACCTCGAAATTTGGCTCGTTAATGCTCACTTGTGGGGCACTACGAGAATCTAAACGCAGGAATAAACATGTCCTACTGTAACACTGATGACGTCAAAAATGTTCTTCAAATCGACTTAGCAGAAACTAAGTTCGATGCTCAGCTAGCTGACTGCATCACCAGTGCAGGGGGTTTGGTTGATGGATTTTTGAAGCCCAAGTTGTTGACTGTTCCTGCAGCAGTTCCTCAGCTAATTAGGGATGCCACGAAGTATTTTGCTGCCTGGATGTTTAGGCGTTTTGCCGATCCTGTTGGCGCTGAAGCATTTTGGGTAGAAGCTAACAGATTCCTGGAGGCCTACGTCGAAGCTGAATTTCAAGCTTATGTGGGGTGCGTTTGATGATTGAGTTTAGCGTTACCTCAAGTGGCTTGGAATTAAATGAGTTATCCCAAAAAATCAGCGGGCCTCTCAAACAAAAGCTAATCGAACGGTTAACGGATATCGCTTTTACCTCAGCGTTTTGGAATGCACCTGTCAAAACTGGATATCTAGCTAGCACAGTTTACAAGCAAGTTACAGACAGTGAAGGAATTATCGGGGTGGCTGCTTCTTACGCTAAGTTTGTTGTTGAGGGCACGGTGCCTCATGAGATCCGAGCAGCTAACGGCGGGGTTTTATCGTTTATGGTTGCTGGAAAACAGGTTTTTACGCCGATTGTGCATCATCCTGGAACTAAGCCGAATCCGTTTCTGCAAAGAGCCACTGAGGAAGCTCAAAGCAAAGTGGATGAGACTTTTGCTGAGTTATGGCTGGAGTTGGTGAGTGGCTAAGATGACAAAGTTTTATGACAGTTACAAAGCCGTTTTTGACGCGATTAAAACTGTTTTGGTGTACGTTCCTGCTGTTCCTGGGGTCCCAGCGGTTCCTGCTCATGACGGGATTCCCGAGGTTCCAGCAATTCCTGCAGTGGCTGCCAAGGGAGTTGTAGAATTAAAAACGGTGCTTGTTGGCGAACAGTTCACTTTGGATATGCTGCCTAAGGCGACAATTAACCCGATTCCGGGACCTATATCCTCGCTTA